CGGGTTCGATTCCCGTCGCCCGCTCCATCTGTTTCAGGCGTAGATCAGCCGGTACCACCTCCTCACTCCCCGTCGACGGGTCAGGTTTGACAACCAATTGACAACCAATTGATTCAGTGCGCCCTCCAGGGCTACTGGGCCCAGGTGTCCGAGGCGGCGCGGTCGCCCGCTGAAATCTCTTTAAAGAAAGGTGGCCCACTGGCTTGACATGTTCCAACACTGTGACGACAGTGGGTGTCACAAGGACAAAGCAAGAGGCCCCACCGGGAAGCACCCCGATGAGGCCAAGACCCTGAAAGGGACAGGATCATGACCGATTCTACCGACACTACCTTCTCCACCCGCGGCGAGGCCATCGCCTCTATCATCGATGCCATCGAGGCCGGAGGTGCAGTCGCCGACGCCCGCGCCGAGTATGACCTCGACGCCATCGCCGACGAGCTGGTCACGCTCCACAGCGAGGAGACCTCCGAGGGTGCGACGATCGCCTCCAGCGTGCACTTCTCCATCGAAGCCGACGAGGACGCCTTCTGGGAAGCGGTCGCCGACCACGAGCTGGTCGGCATCACCGCAGAGTTCACCAGCATCAACACTCCGACGGTGATCGACGGTCGGGCCACCACGACCGACACCATCACCATCACCCGCGACGGTGTCGAGCTCGACGCGGTCGATGTCGAGTCCAGCGAGGACGAGGCCCCCTACGACCTCGCGGTCCGCTCGATCATCGGCGACCAGCCCTTCACCTGGATCCGCTGACCACATCAACCATCAGGGGAGGGGCTCCGGCCCCTCCCCTTTCCACTTTCCACTCCGAGGAGGATCTTCATGGCCAGCACAATCACCTGGCGGCCCACCGACGACATGGCCGCATGGATGGCCCGACGCGGAGCCGATGTGGCCGCACCCCCGAGCCTGTCGGCACGCACCCGCACCGAGATGGACCTGTGGCGCGAGGCCCAGCGCATCGACCTGGCCCGCACCGGCTGGACGCTGGTCGAGCTGGGCATCATCGCCGACGCCACCCAGGCAGGCATGACCGCCGACACGGTCTCCCAGCTTCCCGGCGGAGACATCACTATCGCCCTGCAGGACTTCACGCCCGACGGCACCGACAGCGCCGACCTGCTGTCGGCTCGCGACAAGGCCTCGCAGCTGTCGGCCTGCGCCACGATCGCCATGGAACACGCGCTGACCCAGTGGTGGGATCTGGGGCTCGACCACACCGCCGAGGCGTGGCGGAGCCTGGGCATTCGAGTCGTCGCCTGACATGGCAGCCCCGGAGAGCTGGACGTGGACACCCCGCGGAGTGCCCGGGCTGCGTCGCCGCTTTGTGCGGGACTCCCGCCACCTCGACGAGCGCCTGGAGCAACTGGCCGCCACCCACCCTGATGCGGTGGCTGAAGCCATGGGCGACAAGGCACTGCCGATGTCCGGCTTCGGGTGGAGTGCCGAGCGGCTCGGTAATGCGTCGCTGTTCTGGGTGAGTGGCGAGATGGCGGCGCTCGCTCTGGATGCTGCCCTGGACGTGCCCGAGTGGAGCCCGAGCCAGCTGATCACCCCGACCGGACTGGCCTGCTTCGCCAAACCCCTGCCGGGGCCCAAGCCGCGCACCTTCGACCTGCCCGGCGGCCGCACCTGGCAGGGGAATCCTCCCGTGTGGGCCATCGCCTGGCTTCCCGCTCCCGGTGGGGGCACCATGATCCAGCTGCTGGGGCGGCTGGGCGACTATCCGCCCGGCTTCGCTGACGTGGACGGTCCCCTTGTCGAGATCCTGTCGATTCTCATCCGCCCCGAATCCGATCTGGATGCCACGCTGAGCCCCGAGGCCCGCATGTCCGCGTCGCTGCTGATGGCGATGAGCGTGCTCATGGACACCCCCACCGTCGCCGAGCGGCGCACGATCGACTCCCGCACCGGCAAGGCCCCGGGCACCGAGCACAGGCCCCGCACGCCACGCCCCGACCGTCACGTCACCCTGGTCGATCTGCGTCCCGTGCGCACCGTGGTCACCGACCGCGACGACGGAACCGGGCACAAGCTCACCGTGCGGTTCATGGTCCGCGGGCACTGGACCCACCAGGCGCACGGCCCCAAGCATGGACTGCGCAAGCTCATCTACATCGCCCCCTACCTCAAAGGCCCCGAAGGTGCGCCGCTCCAGGCAGCCGAGAAAGTCATGGTCTGGCGACGCTGAACGCGTACTGCTAGAATTAAAGACGACGAGTCATCATCTGCGCCCCTGAGACGCAAAAAGGCCGCCCACTCCGACCCGCGAAGGTCAGAGTGGGCGGTCTTGTGTCGCTCAGGTTGCTTGAGTGGCTATCCGGCGCAGGGTCGCCGTCACCCCCTCAGGTCAGACGGTCGGCACGGGATCCGGGGCCGTGTCCGGGACGAAGCCGGCTGGGACCTCTTCGGCGACGCGCGCCGGTGGCGTGACGGGCGTGGTGTCCGTCTTGCCCACGGTCGTCGCCTCGAGCCCCTTGGCGGTAGTGGGGACGCCGGCGGTGAAGTCGGCGTTGCCGATCGAGGTGATCAGCGACAGCACCACAGCCATGGCGGTGCCGGAGGCGACGACAGTCCACGGCACCTGTTCGATGAGCGTCGAGGTACCCATGAGGCCGACGGCGGTCTGCGCGGCGGTTTTGATGGCGCGCTCGCCTGCGCCCTTCCAGAATGCGAGAGTCCAGATCACTTGGCATCAGCTCCTTGTCAGTTGTTGGCGGCCATGGTGGCCAGGTCGTCGGCCCAGACCTCGCCCCACCGGTCCGTGCTGTTGGGGCGCTCGGCGTGCTGGAAAGCGGTCACGGCGTCGGCGGTCGGCTGCTCGTAGATGCCGTCCGCCCAACTGTCAGGCACCGCGCCGGCGTAGCCGTGACGGATGAGCCACAGCTGGATGGCCCTCACAGCGGGACGCTCGGCGGGATAGAAGCCGCCGTGGGAGTCGTTTCCGCCGCTGACGAGGCCGTAGAAGTTGCCCTCGGGGAGATTCCACGCGGGCAGGTCCACATGACGGCTGGGCGCTGGGGCGGGGGCAGGGACCGACTGATGGACCGCAGCCACCGGCGCGCCATCGAAGTAGGCTTGTGCGCGCCCCATGTAGTCGCCGAGCTGGTCCCGGGCCAGCGACGCCGGGCACGACGTGGACGTGAACTGAGAGTGCGGGAAGACGTTGCGCATCCACTCCGGCCGGCCAAGGTTGTAGCCGCGACACAGTGCAGCCACCAGGTGCGCGCCGGCATCGACGGCAGCATCAGACACATGCCACGGGTCGGTCGAGTCGTCGGCATGCTCGATGCCGATCGAGGTCAGGTTGGCGTCCCAGTCGCCGGCATGCCACGCGGTGTCCAAATCGTTGACGAGCTGGCCGATACGGCCACCCGCCTCCACCTGATAATGCGCGGAGGCTTCACGGGTCTGCCACACATTCCAGATCTGGTCGATGCTCAGGTTGCCGCCGTTGTGGTGGATCACGATCTTGTCGATCGTCCTGCCTTCACGTCCGGGGGTGAAGTGCACGCCCATCAGCTTCGTCACGTCAGCGTTCAGATTGGTCCAGTCCATGAATGTCTCCAAGTCTTTGAGGAATGAGAAAGCCCCGCACAAGGCGGGGCTCAGTCAGGGGTGTTGGTGTCGTCGGGTGGGGGTGGATAGCCGTCGGCGTAATCGCTGGTCCATTCATGGTGGCTGCGGCAATAGCCGCGAGCGTGCCAGTAGGCTTCAGCCCACAAGCCCGCCAGATTCAGCGAGTCGATGGCGTCGTGGGCGGCCCTCATTTTGCGGCCGGACTTGCCGGTGCGCCACCCAACCAGCCCCTTGATGAGCGTGACGAGCGCGCCAAGGAATCCGGCGCCGCCCAGCACTGTGATCCAGGTCTGGAAGTCATTCATTCATCCCCCGCCTCTGGAGGCCCGGGCCGAGGCAGCGTCGGGTCGGCTGGCAGCGTCCTGATCCTGATCCAGCGTGTCGCCACGAGAAGCAGCAGCCCCAGCGCCGAGGCCACTTCCCACGGTCCGTCGGGCGGGGAGATCGCCACGACGAAAGACAGGTGTACCGCGAAAGCGGCACCGATCGCCACCAGACCGGCGCGCTCGATCCACCACTGGCCCCACGGGCATCCGATCAGCCCGCACACGCCACCAGCGATGAGCAGGCCGCCCATCATGTCGCGGACCCCCATCGTGGAGGCGTCGTCGATCGCCCAGAAGCCGAGCGCGACGAGCGCCGCGTAGGCAATCGTCATGAGGACCGTCACCGACTTCGGCTCTGCCAGCATGTCCCAGACCCGCCGAGGCAAGGATCCCTGCTTGGTCACGTCAGCGTCCCTGCTCATGGCGTGCTCGGATCGCCCCAGCCGAGCACCCGCCAGGCGACCTTCACGTCTGTATCGATCTGCGGCGTACTCGGTCCTCGCAGGGCGACGCCGTGGATCATGCTGTCGACAGCGCGAATGTCGGGCTCGATCTGCAGAATCTCGACGTTCGCGACAGCCGTCGCCGAGATGTAATCGATGCCGGTGAAGCCCAGCGTGGCCGCCTTTGCCAGATCGATTTCGCCGCCGCCGTCGGTGCGCATGGACACGATCTGCGCGAATTCCTTCAGCACGTTCCCCGCGGCGAAGGGTACGCCCCAGAAGGGTGCCCCCATCCCCCTCATGCCCGGGATGTTCGGCTGCCACAGCTCGCGGGTGCGTAGCGCACCGAAGGAGTCCACCGCGACCGCGCCGACGTGACGCATCGGCAGGGTGACCGGCCTGAGCGCCGACCAATGCAGCAAGTCCGTGCTCTCGGCGAAATAGATCGAGTCGGTCTCCGCGTAATTGTCGACGTAGATCCGCCAGCCGCCCGTCTTCAGCGGCACTGGCTGGGGTCCTTCGACACCGGCACCGGGAAAGTCGCTGGCCGCCAGCTTCGTGTAGGGGCCGGTGAGCCCGGTTGACGTCCACTGCTCGACCGTTGACGTCTTCTGGTTGGACGGAAAGGCGTGGAAGGTACCGGCGTCCTCGATCACCGCGACATCGATGCAATTCGCTGGCAGTCCAGACATGACCACCGGGTCCGACCAGGACGTCATCGCGTCATCGAGCGGCCGCAGCTCATACTGGGTGAAGTACGCGTTGGGCGTGGTGGTGGTGCCGAGGGCCACAAAGATATGCGGCACCCCGTCGGAGCCGATGAACCACTGCGGCGCCCACGTCTGCTGAAATTGACTCGGCATCACGACCGGCGGGAGCTCCTGGAAGGTCCGCCAGTCCGTGGTCTTCATCAGTCCGAACGACTTGGTCGTCCCGAAAGCGTCACCCCCGCCCTTCGTGGGCCGGGTGAAGGCGACCCAATAGGCACCCTTCCAGAAACACACCGATGGGTCGCGCACGAAGCACTCCCCCAGGGTGGTGTCGTTCTTCGGCTTCCACCGCAGGCCGGTGTCCTCCACCGTCACACCGTCGGTGGAGATCGCCACATGCAGGGCCTCGTCGCGCGTCAAGAAGTGCGTGAAGATCGTCGGCCCGGTCGTCGGGAAAGCAGCCAGCGCCGCCTTCCGCACCGCCTCAGCAGTCTTCGCCCCGCCGGTGATGATCGGCGACACATTCGCGTCGGACGGGGCAACCCCCTGCACGGCGGCGGCGGAGTCGGCGGCGGCCTTCGCCGACGTCTGGGCTTGTTGGGCGACTGACATGGCTTCGTGGGCGATTGAGTTGGCCGACTCGGCCGCGGCGGTGGCGCTCTGTGCGGAGTCGATCATCGTGCCGAGCGTCTGCCAGGCATCCATCCGCCAGCGCCGCCCTGACACGTCCTCCACCCACACCGTGGGGCCCGCTTCGGCACGAAATCGGTAGCGGCCCACGTCGTCGGTGAGGACTCTTGACGCGGGTTTCCATCCGTCGCCACGGTCCTGCTGGACGGCGACGGCTTTCCCTGCCACCTCGGCGTCCCACACCCGCAGTTCGATGCCGGCCAGCACATCCCCGGCCGCATCGGTCACCACATCAGCCGGCGCATACCCGTAATCCCACGTCGCCATTACAAAATCCTTTGATAAGACAGCGTTACCTTCAGGGACCTCTCCCCGCCTGAGCGTTGCATAAAGTCGATCTGATAGGTGTCGCCCTTATTGAGAAAGGTCGTCCGCGAACCCGACCAGAGCCAGAACTTGCTCGCCGGGAAGATCCCACCGAACTTCCAGGTCCCGTTCACCAGAACATGTATCTCACGGATCGACCCATCGACATCCAAGCCGTTCTGGTCATTCATCGATGCATACAGCGCATAGATGCCCGACTCGGGAATCGTGAACTTCTGGACCGTGGTCACCTGGTCGGACTGGGTGGACACCACCGACACGGTCGCCACCTCATCCGAGTGCTGAATGATCGTCGCCCACTCATCCAGCGTGTCCGATGTTTTCACCCAAATTGCGTTCAGCTCGGCAGACACCACCACTGTGCCCTTCGGCGCCTGAATGCTCGACGCGGATGCCCGCCCATATTTCGCGGTGCGGTCAGCGATCGAAGACGCATGCCCGATCAGCGAGGGACGCATCGAGTCCAGCAGCGTGATGATCGTCGCCGGCACGTCCGGTGCGTCCGGACCAGTCGGGACGGTGAATTTGTCAGGGCCATAGACGGTTGCCATGGAGGGCTCCTTTTCAGGTTGTCAGAGGTTAGGTCGTCAAGGTCAGGCGAGGGCGCCGATCAGCACCCATTCGCCGCCAGATAGCCGTAACAGCAGCGCCCGGTCTCCCGCTGAAGGCTTGTAGCTATCGAGCCGGCGGACCTCGTGGGTGAGAGTGCCGCGCTGGACACGCACCGACCGCCCGTCGACGCCCACGCCGAGCACCTGGGCAAGCGCCACCTGCTCGGTGTCTTCCCCGATCAGTCCTTGCAGGGCAATGTCTGGTGCACTCATGAGATCTTCTCCCCAGTGGTTGTCGTGGTTTCGGTCGTGATCAGCTCGGTGCCGGTCGTGCCGCGCGTCTGGCAGGTCATCGACGCCGCCACCAGGTCGCACGACACTGATTCGAGCACGACGGTGACCGGACCATCAGTGGTCTGCACCACACCCACATCCCCGGCGCGTTTGGCAGGGTCGAAGAGCGTTGTCAGGTCCAGGGTGCGTTTGACGCCCAGGCGCGGCTGCAGCATCGCCTTCGCTGCCGCCTCCACCTGCGTCGTGTCGGTGAAAAGGCTCGAAGTGTAGAAGATCGGGACTGTGCCGAAGCCGCCCCTGGAGACCGGAGTGTCCACGTTGGTTGGTGACCACGCATTGTGATCAGCCACGGTCACCGGACCCAACACCGGCACGCTCTTATCGGTTGACTCGCCGCGCGCGATGACGGCGTTACGGATCGTGGAGCGGTCCTCGCTGGCCACCGCCGACAGGAGCGCACCGCCCTTGCCGGCCTCGATCGTCCACGCCGCCGTCCCGTCCAGCACCGGAGGCGGGGCCACATGCCACACGCCCCGTGCGTCGGTCGAGACCTGGGCGCCGAGCATCCGCGCCACCGACGTCTCCGACGAATTCGAGCCGTCAATGAAGGCCCACCGGTCACGCTCCACCACCGTCGCCGGAATGTTGCGGCCCGGATCGATCCCGCCGTCGAAGACGATCTCTGCGTCAGGGAGCACCTCCCGGATCAGGCCGCCGAGCACATCGATCGCGGCACCCGACACCTCACGCGGCTCAACCAGCCGCGAGTCCATCAGCTGCTGCTCCCAGCTCGAACCGCTCACCTGAACTGCCGCGACCTGCGCACCGGACGGCCCGGCGAGGGTGGTGTCAGAGGTGGTGTCAATGCGGAATTCGCCGAGCTGGATCGTCTCCTCCCAGCTGTCGGTGTGATGCATCGACACGAAGACGCGCGCCCTGCAACCGAAGACGGTCAGGCCCTCGGCGTCGGCCTTGCGCAGGGTGCAGGACAGCTTCCACCGCACCTGCTGGCCGGTAGACTCGTCCACCGAGCAGGCGGTGGGCACCACGTCATGCCAGGTCTGGCCTCCGTCGGAGGACCAGGAGACCATCACCGACCAGCGTGCACCGGCCCCTACTGAGGAGGCCCATCGCTTGGATACTTCAATCATCAGAACCCCACTAGCTCGAGGAATGTCTTGGATGTGCGGGCGAGCTCGGCGAGGCTCCCCCGGGTGGCCGCCACACGCGCATAGCTGTTGCCGGGCGCCCAGGCGGGCAGGTCGGCGGTCGCGGGAGCGGTGATCGGCGTCAGCGTGCACGACACCGTCCAGGCGTCGCCCTGCTTGGTCGCTGACACGTCGCCGGGCAGTGCCCACATGGGCGGGAAGCCGATCGAGGTTTCGGGCCGGAAGTAGACCGGCCCCAGCGATAGGGCCTCCATGATCGCGTCGCGCTCGGCGAGCGCTTTGGAGGCGTCGGGGAATCCCGCGAGCCACGTCCATCCCTGTGCCGCGTCGGTGGGGACGTCCCAGCCACCTGCCTGCAGCCTCGATGAGGGCACCGCAGACAGCTTCTGGCGTGCCGACCTGCCCAGCGTGGGGGTGTCGGCGACGGTCCGTAGCATCAGGCCCTTGTCGGGGTCGGCCAGCGGGGTCACCATCCCCCACTCGAAAGGCAAGCCGCCGGTGTGGACGGCCACCTGCGTGAGCACCGCCCCACCCGCGTGCGCCTCGTAGACGACATCAGCATCCAACGGTGCAGACAGGTCGTAGGCGATTCCTGTTCCTCCCGGTGTGACCATGGGGTCGCCGGTGTGGATCACCTCGCCATCACGGGTGAGGGTGACGCTCCACGCCTCCAGGTCGGTGCCGCGCAGTCGCACTCCGCACCGGTCAGGGTCCAGCTCCGCCACCAGCCGCCCATCGGCGGACTGGAAGCGTTGCGGAGCCTCAGGCCAGTCGCGGCGCGTCGCAATGATCGCCATGTCACCACCTCGATCCGTGTGCAGCAGCGCCAGCCATGGAGATGCGGCCGTCGATGACCTGACCCATCTGATGTCCGTCCACGATCAGCGCCACCCTCAGCTGCTGCAGCCGGGAAATCGTCCGGTCAGCGATCCGATCCTCCAGACCGTCAATCTGGGAGCGGTTGTAGACCGACTCGCCGCCACCGAAATCGACCAGCTCGGGGCCGTTCTCCCCCACCCATGCCGTGCCGGCAGCCGCGTTCAGGGTGCCTCCGGCGTAGCCGACATATCCGCCGCCACCCGCCAGCGAGGCAATTCCGGGAATATTGAACGGCCCGCCATAGCGGGCATTCACGTACTTCCACCAGGCGAGGATCTGATCGACCGCACCCATCCAATTGTCGAATCCGGGCCACTTGTAGGCCTCGAAGGTGGGCTGGATGAACTGCATCAGCCCACCCGACGGCGTGCCCGCCGCAGCGTTCGAATCCCAGTTGTTCATGACGTTCGGGTTGAATCCGGATTCGTTCTGGGCGACCGTGGCGGCGATCTGCTTGAAGGGGGCCATATCAGGATTGATGGCGACAGCCGCGTTCCACCAGCCGTCGAACGCTTCCGATCCGGAACCGCCGCCGCCGAATATGGAGGCCATGTGTTCCTTGACCCAGGCGCCGATATCGTCGGCGATCTTGCCGGGGATCTTCGCGGCGATCTGGGCGAACGGTGAGCTGCCCACATCATCGATCAGGTCCCGGACCCGGCCCATGAGCCACTCGATCGGTGACTTGATGAAATTGCCGATCGCCGCAGCGGCGTTGCCGATCCCGCCAATGATGTTCCCGATGATCCCGCCGTCAGCCATGGGTAGAGCGCCGAGCATCTGCCCGGTCTTGGCCCAGATCCCCAGCGAGCGTGTCCGCTTGGCCGGATCCAACGGGATATAGGCTTCCGGGCCGGCCTCGGCCCACAGGATCGGCGACGACGCGAAGCCGGCCTCACGTCCCGCGAACCCGCCGTTGGCGAACTCGACATGAGGCTCCTTGACCTCGTCGGCACCGAACTTCGTCGCCACCCAGTTGTAGGCCCGCACCAACCCGGCAGCCACCGTGTTCACGACGAATTCGACCGGCTTCTTTGCGAGATCCTTCAACGCATCCCAGGCGCGACCAACGCCATCCTTCAGCGTCTCGAAGGCCCGCACCACGGAGTCGCGCACCGCCTCGAACTTCGGCACCACCGTGGACTGGAACCACTCGACAACCGGGGCGACAATGCGGTCCTTAATCCAGTTCCAGGCATCGGAAATACGGTCGCGCACCCAACCGAAAGCGTTCGCGATCGCACCAACAACGGTGCCGATGATGGGCACAACCGTGGACTGGAACCAGCCAATGACCGCCCCGACCACCGACCAAATTGTCGACACGACCGTGATGACCACCTGGATGATCGTGGTGATCACCGGAATCAGTGCCGTGATCAGGGTGGAGATCAGCGGCGCCAGCCACTGCAGCACCTGCGCCACCACCTGGATGATCATGACGATCACCGGCAGCAGCGCCGAGATGAGTGCCGAGATCGCCGGCAGGATCGCCGAGATCAACGGGATCACCGCCTGGATGATCGCCAGCACCAGCTGGGTCACGACCTGGATCACCGGCACCAGCGCGCTGATTAGCATGGTGATAATCGGGGTGATCACCTGGAGCAGCGTGACGATCACCGGAACGAGCTGACTAATCAGCATCCCGACGATCGGCACGATCGCCACAAGGATTCCCGCGACAACCGGAACAAGCTGCACCAGCAGCTGACCCACCAAAGGGGCCAGCTGGGCGAACAGCTGCGCGACCACCCCGACCAGGGTGCCCACCAGCGGGGCAATCTGCGTCAGAGCCTGACCCAGCGACCCGATCAGCAC